TAATCCTCCAGCACTTCGTAGCCTGCTATGTCATTCAGTCTACTCAATACAATTCCATTTCCTTTTAAATTCCACTCGAGAATATCACCCTCTTCCCAGCCCAGTTCTTCGATTGCTTCGTCTGGCAACAAAATAAAACTATCTCCGTTTTCGTCTTCTTGTACTTCCAGGATGTAACTCATTTTGTCAAAAGCTTTTCCATAAGCTTATCAAGCTTAATATTGATCTGTCTAAAGTTGTCATGCATTTCCTGAATTTCCCTGAGGAAGTCCACTTTTAACACATACTCAAGTGGCATACGATTGACTTGATTTTCAAGAGAAGTCACCTTATTCTCTTGTGTTATCAACATGTCATGTAGTTGTTTCATTCGTTCGTATGAGCGTCCTAGTATTTTATTGGCGACCCAGGAGCCCCCTGTAAGTGCGGAAACTACCGCTGTCAAACCAAGGGCTAAGTACTCTGGTCCCACGACTACAAATGCTTTTTTAGTAATTCTAATTCTTAGTAATCAAGATGTAATTGACCCTTACGTGCAAGGCCATTAACAAGCCAGACCAATGCATCTACGCAGTCGTCGTGGCTACTGACACCAAAGTTTGTCAGTTCTTCAAACATGTTTGTAAAGTTGCGGTAACGATTGAAGATGATTTTGCGATCCTCAAACATGCCAATAATTCCACGGAAGCGGGCCAACTTATCCGCCCTGAATCCCTTGACTGGGTGCCAAAGTAAATTATAAAGACCTTCATTATGTAGGCAAACTCTCTTGAAATCCGCTTCTAGAGACGCTTGGTATTGGACTGCTTCCGACCAGATGTCGCAAGTTGAATAAGTCGGAAAGTAATTCCCGTTATCATCGCGACCAAGAATAGACCAATCATTGAGCAGCTCTTTCAGTGCGTCAAGTTTTTCCAAGTTGCCCATTACGCGAATGCGGCGATAATCAATAATGTGTATACGATCATCAACACGCCCACCTAGCACCATTACGGTGTAGTCATTCTTTTCCTTGATGCCTGCGGACAAGTCAACACCAATACCAAGAGCATCAAATTCAGTTGAAATTTCAGCTTTAACAATCAGCTCTGGCGCCAAGGACAGCTCGTTCTGTCTGATGACTTGATTCATGTACTGGAATGAAAAAGCAATTGGTGCTTGCCTTTTCTTTTCCTTTAGGTATTCAAGGGACCACATCTCAGGCCAATAGGACTCCTCGTCTCCTGTGACGGGATCGTTTTGGATTGCAGAGAGAACAATCTGCGTCCAGTTGTTTTGTTCGTTGAAAGTGGTTGCGTGAATGTCATCATGTCGGAAGCGAGTTCCAAGGCAGATAGCCCGTCCACCTTCAAACATGGTTGGTGCAATCACTGCGTTCCAGTTCTCCTGCATCATTTTTCTGATGTCAGGGTTTGCGATGTCCGCCGAACTTTTAATGGCGTCATCAATACAGACCAGATGACTACGCTTGGAAGTCACTGAACCTTTTAGGCCTGCTGCACAGAGAGTGAACTGTTCGTCACCTGTGGTTTCAATTCCAGCAAAGCGATGGTCAATTGACCAGTACTCATTACTGGTTACGTTTTTGAGAAGACGTACCTTTGGGAACACCTCTTGATAGCGCTTGCTCTCAATGATGCGTTTGATGGTTGCCGACTTAGAGCGAGCAATATCAACCGTATATGACAGATAAAGAATCTGTAGTGGCATCTTGGCCGTGGTATGCACGCCAATTGCCCATGCAGTAAACAAGCCCAAGCTTGTGGACTTAGCGCTACCCCTGGGCGCCAACAAATCAATATTGGGGCCAGCAATTTTAGTTAAGCAGTTACTATCTTCCCCGGTAACAAAGTGACGATGCCATTCCTTATGGTGCTTTGCCGGGGGTTTATCGGCTACGTACTCACAGAAAAAACTGAAATCTTCTCGCGCTAACGCAAGAGACTCTTCGTTTTTTGGTTTTCTAAGTTGTTGATTCTTAGCTGCTGCCTTTGCATTTCGCCTGTGCGTTAAGTGAAGATACGAAGGCACAACTAGTATTTAACGTATATTTAAATACTACCCTATTTTTTTTCTTTCTGCTTTCGTTTTTCGTCTTGGTACTTACGCGCCTTATCTAAGGCAGCTTTGCGTTTCTCATTATCTGACATCTCAGACCCGTCTTGGTTTTTTGCTTCTTTTTTCTTGAGGTATTCAAGAAATTGCGGAGGCATTTTACCTTTTGCCATCAGCGCATACCTTGGCGGATACGCGCAATCATCTGCTGGTAGGCGGGAGATCCTTCATATTCTCCTTCGATAGCCCGTACAGCGCGGCCAGGACCAAAAGAAATTCCTTGTGGTGTTCCACGGTTTAAGCCTTCTGATACCGCTGCGCTGCCTGACATGCCCCCTTCTTCCGTCATGGGGCTACCCATGGGTGCAGGAGCAGTTGACAGTGCCTGACGACGGCGGCTGACACCTTCGCTAGCCATCTGCTGCTGTTGGCGAGCCCTGCCGGCAAGCCGCTGATTATTTGCGTTTGCACCCATGACTGGTAACTAAATTTAAACCTATCTTAGTATGGGCTATTCTTCTAGTTGCATGCGGGACCAAACGCTCATAGAAGCTTCTTCCAAGGGGATCTCAATGGGATCATCCTTAAAAATGGAAAGGAGTTCTCGAATGGCACGATCGGCGCCAGCCATCAAAAGACCTTTGCGATCCTTGTTGGAAGTATAAGTCTCTACTTGCGCAATTGTGCCACGCAACTCTTTTTGCATAGATGCAAGACGTGCAACACCAGCATCACGCTTAACAATACCCTGTTCTACGTCTTCACGCAACTTACGCATATCCTCTTGCATCTCATCGATTTCATACAAGAGTTTTTTGCGGTGATCGGGTTTAACGTAACGGTCTTTAACCCAGAGCTCACACGGAATAACACTACCTTTATACCCAAGAAATCTTGAGTACAAGTAGATTTCAATCGTGGAATAGTTATCAGATGCAAAAGAAAAAAATGATTCTTGGGTAGAAGCGTCTAAGTTGTCTACCCAAGCATCAAATATCTCAATATCGATAAGCTCGCTGGGCCTGACCGTAGTCACGCTCCTCGTCCTTTTGTTTAAACTCCTGCTGTTGTCCAGCAGAGGCTCGGGACTCTGTTGCTCCTTTACCGATGGTTTCACGTTCTTGTGCACCAGCTTCCTCCATTTTTTTCTTAGAAAATTCGTAAGCAACACCAGCAGCTTGACGATATTTGTCTAAATCAAACCAATCATCTTCACCGGATTGACCGGTGGGTACTGACGGATCGGTAAAGCTGCTGGTCATGTCTTACAAACTCTACAAGGAAAAATTAGAAGTTGCTCATCATGCTGGCAAGGCCCTGCGCATAAATGTCGCGGCGGCTTTCCAGGGATTTTTGACGTTGTTGACGGCCTTTAGAGCCTTCAAGGCGATTGAGGAGTTCCTCAAACTTATTGATATCAAAGTAGTCGTCGCTAGGAGCGATACCAGTTCCGGTCATGTTACCAAGAGGTTAACTACAGTAATTATAGCAATGTTAGTTTTAGGGAATTAAAAACTAAAACTACCAACCAAACTATTATAGATGGAACCTTGCGATTGAATCTTCGCAAGTTCCTTGGACCCTTCATTTTTTAAATTTTGTGTTTCTTTGTCAATTTCTCCTTGAAGGTTAGTCAGGCCAGCGCTATACAGATACTGGCGGGTATCCCTAACATTTTGTTGTTGTTCTTCAATTTCCGCTGGTGTTCCAGTGAAGCTACTACCAAATTCAGGGATTGTGACCTTGGTGCGGCTAGCTAAATCACCACCATATTGGGGAAGTAAATTCTGCGCAAAAGTAAATGTACGTTTGCCTGTACGCTCACCTTTTTCGTCGGTAGTTTGTTTACCGAACATGGTGTCGTAGTAATTATCTAAGTAGCTCTGGTTGAACTTCTTTTGATACTCCGAACCTTTTTGAACAGACTCCTTAAGATCATTAATATCACGGTAATAACCTTGGTTGAACCGTGATAAAGCAGTGCTCTTCTCTTCTTCTGTTGCCTGGCGGCCAAGAAGTTCTTCATAGGCGGCACCAATGCCGGTCTGCAGCTGGCCGGGACGCACCTCTTTCTGATAGATGTCCGACAGTGCGGAAACATCTGCTTCAGGCGGCGTTAAGTCATATTTGGCAGCGTAATCCCTTAGGCGAGCTGCAGCGTCTTGATAACTGACAAGACCAGACCTAAGCTCTGATTCGGCACCAGCCCTTAAGCCTGCATAACCTGCAGCCCCTGCCGCTTTACGTGCAGCCGCTTCACTTTTGGCCTCAGCTCTTTCAGCTGCTGCACGCTGCTCAGCTGCCGCTTCGCGCTCCTGCTGATACTTTAAGTAATTCGCAAAAGTATCATCCTTTTGAATCTGAGGGGGCTGATAATTAATCGTGGTACCGCCTCCACCTGCCCATTTAACCATGTTCGTCCTCCAACTTATCTTGGTATAGGGTTCTTATTAACCCATTGACTTCTTTCATTTTATGATAACCACCTATTAAAAAAGCGACAAGTGGTAAAAGTTCATGGATATAACCACTCAAGACTTGGCCATACATTCGGTGAAAATCTTCTGGTTGAGAACGCAGAAGGTTGCTAATCTCCCATGTGTTCCAGGTGACCATGTGCTGTGATAACAAAAAATCGCGATGAACAACAAAAAATTTGTTCAGCGGCAGCCTTACAAAAAGGGCCTCAAAAACAAAAAGCAAATCTTCTTTGCTTACCGGATAATCTTCGTCATGTACATCGTCAATTATTCTCAAGCACCGCAAAAGAAGCTCTAAATATTCTTTGGCTTCTGCATTGTCCTCACATATATAAGAAAGAACATACTTTGTTTGTTCGTATGTCTCCCTGCGCTCCTGCTCGGTGCTCATTAAAATTGATACAGTTAAAAACAGTGTAGCAATCTGAGCCCATTAAACAACCATAGAGCTAACATTTGTCGGAGCTTTACGCCCAAACATTGCAGCAAACGGTCCTTCTATCTGCGTTTGCGCTCTTTTCATCGCTAAAAGATTTTCAAACCTTTTGGCCTGTTGTGCTTCCGGACTGATAGCAGCAGATCTTTCTCGCCTTGAAGCCTCTGAACCATAGCCAAAAGCTAGGTCGGCTAGTCGGCCACCAAGCTCTTCTTCACGTGCTTGTTTTTGACGGCCAAATGCCAAATCCTCAGCTGTCTGTCCAAATACCCTGGCACCTAAGCTTTCACCTAGTTGACCATACATGCCCTCCCTACTGAGCATTGCATTGGTTTCCAGGGCAGAGTTCTGCGCCCGAAGCTGAGCCTCAAGCCCAGAGCGCATAATGTCTTGCTGTCGACGCTGACCAGCAATCTGAAAGGGGAGGCCTGCAAGACCAATTGCTGCAGATGCAATAGGCCCACCTGCCCCTGACCAAAAACCTGCTCCTGCTGCCATACGTTCGACCTATTATTGTTTTTATTTTAATACAGGTATTCAG